GCCCAGAGTCGCGAAACGACGGTGGTGGTGTTATAGTACACCATTAAAGCAGGAAAAACTTTTATCTTGGTAGATGGCCTCTGTTCTTGGTACTGATTAATCAGTCTTGCCAAGGGTCGAAGCTGTTGAATGGAAAGTCGTTGTCAGGAAATTCTTGACCCGACAGTCCATAGTCCAATCCCAGCACTTTATCAGTGGCTGAGGAGTGGTAGTGGTCCATGTATGAGCATGAACCGAAGTCTTCTTCCATCTCAGCGACCTCCAATGCTGTAAGGTCGTAACGTTCCCATATTTCGTGTGCAGGGACGCGAAACTTAGGGTAGTCGTCATAGTCGATGACTTTGTATTCCATCATTTTCTTCACGACCTTATCAGAAGATTCGTCTGGTAGGCCTGCGTTGAAACGTAGTTTGTCGAGCAAAGTAAATTGAGCTCTTGGATACGCACCGCGCAATAACGATGCTTGGAAGGTCAAGGCTCTCTCGCGTAGCGGTGTCTTGCAGGACCCGGGAAGGTCTCCTTTGCAAGTGCCACTTAAACGTAAGAGGACGCCTATATTCAATAATGGTCGAATAATGCCTTCTGTGCAGCGCACGGGGGAATGTTTTAAAAATTGGAGCTTGTGCCAATCATCACACTCGTCGCATGTAACGATGTAACCGACCTTCGCTGCTGCTGACACGACGTCCAGTGAGGAATTAATGGTCGTGTTGGCAATTGAATGGCCGATTAGCATGCATGCTAAGTTGTTGATGATGGTAGTTAATGTTGACCCACTGTACAGTCTAGGACCGTTGGGTTTCAACCTGATAGCTCGTTTTGTGGGGCCGTATGGATTGTTCAAATCCTTGACTTCTATCTCCTCACGACACTGCTGAATCAAATCTTCGACATCTTGTTGATGTTCTTTTGGGAAGATTGCTTTAAGTGCGTAAAAGAGTTCTGTTGTATGGGAGCAATCGCAACTGGATATATCTATATTGTAACGTAAGATACGTCCATCATTGGTGCGAACCGCTAAACAGGAGTCGTCAGAAAACAAAACGAAATAATATCGCCGTGGTGGATCGATAAGTCTCTCAAAAATAGACTGCATTTTAAAAGGGTTGGGAGAGGAGCAGAATTCAATCTCGCCCCCCTTGTACTCCAATGGACGCTCAGACATGGCGCATTTCATGAAGTAAGTGGTTCTAAACCCTTGCAGTGAACAATGAATGCCTAGGTCGGCAATCATTCTCACAGTCTTGTGTATTTTTGCGATTTCCATTGATTTTATCTTGTAAATCGTTGGTCGTCTTGGCAAATGCCATGTTTTGTTGAACAATAAATTGTAAGCAATCATCTCTTGATAACCCAATATTCGCGGAATGCGTTTTTTTGTGTGGATCATCGTGATGCTCGCTGGCCTCCTCAACCATTCCTTTGTATTCATGAAATGCCGAAGTATATCTGTCGGCTAAAAAGGTTATGAAGGATGCATTATTCTTTATATATAAAGATTGTTGGTATTGCATGTACTGTTCATATCCTATTAGGATGGGATTGCGTGTCTTTGATAGCCTAGTGAAGCCCAGTGATTGGTTATAGTTGTCGTTTCCAAAGACAACACCATTATGTGATACACAAGGACCGCAATGAGTGTAGTAGCCCCCGTCGCGTTTCCGCGCAAGGGACTCTTGTTTTGTTGGGGGTGGGAATTGGATAAGACCTTCCTTGGTCCACCATTCCTTACCCCTGCCTAACGCCTTAAACCCTCCGTTGTAACGGTATACGGGGAATTCGGTAGTTGCGACGTTTCGGACGCGAAATGGGGATCTCGGGGTGACAATGTCTTTAAAAGATCCCCTTCGCGAAAATGATTTGCACTTGGTGATGCAGAATCATTTTGGTTCATGGCCATTCGTAAGCCACGAATGAGGAGTTGGTTGAGAATATGTGTTTTTGTGTTCTCATAAATGTCCTGTTGTTCGGACATCACTTCATGGTCTTGGTGCTTGCTAATTATTTGTAATACAAGCAACTCATTGACCTTTGACATGATCCCCTTGTCGTTCACTATAGCACCACCACGGCGTGTGAATTGGGGATCAGATAAAAGATCTTTAGTGCATCTTGAAAATACTTTCACCTCCTTAAAATGGCTGAAGCGTTTATCAAAATGTTTTATGACGTCCTTTCTTACATGGACATCACGTGTTTTGGACCAGGCCCAACGGAAGGATTCAATCTCTTGATTGTGCACCATCTCCACCTCTTTTAAAGTGTACCCTCTGTCGTCGTTTGCCAAAATTGGTTTCTTGATATCGATTAATGGGGTGTACGATAATAACCGCTTGCAAGCGCGCACCCGCAAGTTGCGTCGCCAAGCGATAGTATACCAAGCATACTTCTGTTTTACACCACCACCAGGATTGATGAAGATGAACACAGGATGTTGGTCGAGTGAAGGTGTTAGTGCGTCTTCCGCTACTTTCTCCTCTTTCCCCTCATTTTCGTGGAGGGGTTCACGCCGGGGCAGGATAGTCATGTCCAGAGAAATCTCTGACGCTACTTCAATAGTAGGTACGCTTGATGCGTTAGAAACTGATGACATTTGTTGCTCTTCGATGGCAACATGTTTACTCTCCTCTTTTCTTTCAGAGAGTGGCTCCTGCTCGGGGCCTTTTGCGTCGTCCACTACTATTGTAGCGGGCTGTAAATGTGCAGGTATGATTGGTGCCCGCATTTTACGTTCTTCATTTAAGAGAACGACTGGTTGATTGTGTGTGAGGGGAACGTCTTCTTCGTCCTCCTTATTGTCCCACTCTTCTTGCAGTAGAGTGGCGTATAAATTGTTAGAATCTGCGTACTCCTTTGAAGAAGCAGGCAGATCGTTGGTCATTTGGAGGTCGCTAGCCCTCACACAAGCTCTTCCCATGTGTCCGTGGTCTTCACGTCGGTCACATTCTGTGATCTTAAAAGCACATGTGTGATACCGAGGTGGTTTGGTTGTAGTTGGATTATGGGGAAGATTTGTTGGTTTCCTAGACTCCTCACGCTTGCGTCGAGCTTTTCCACACAGTACAACTGCATGGAAATGCTTATCGGCGCTTACGCAGGCACTACCAGAAGTGCAATGAACTACTAATTCATTAGCCTGTTGGGATAAACCAAGTTCATACCGCTTTTCTTGCTGTAGCTCTTGAGACTCAGCGGTATGTTTAACTTCATCTTGTCGGGATGAGACGTCAATCGAAGATGACGATTTGCGTTCATTTTGTGAACGTTGTGCAGTATTTTTATTTTTGGTGGCTGCGCCACCATTGCCCTTTCCGCCCTTTTGGGCTCTTTTGAGGGGATTCGCCTGGCGTGTGGAGGGGCATCTAGGCCCTCCACGTCCGTTTCGCGAGTTTACAGTTGACTGCTTCCGATTCTTAGTTGGACTTTTCTCTTTTTTTGCGTTAGGTGAGCCCTTTGCTTTCTGGTTAGTTGACTTCATAGTTAATAACGTTAAAATTTTGGTGGTAAACTGCGAGCCGTCGTACTCCCTTAAAATTGCAGCGGAACCGTTACTCCCCGAGCCAGTACCGACAGTCATGTAACTGTTAGGTGGCTCAGTTTGCTTGGTAATAAGGGCTTTTACTTGCAGTGTGGTTGACCAATAGCGGATTGTGTGCGCTACATCGACGTTTGTTAACGAGTGGCAATATTGATGCGCCACTGTGAAGTATATATGAGGTTTGCTTGTAGTCCACTAGCCTAATAGGAAAGTGAAATCATGAGCTGCTCTTTGTTAGATATATATATACGCACCCTTTTCGGAGGGAGAGAGACTGAATGGACAATTGCTCAATACGTATTCATTTTTAGCGCCTTCGCCGGCGTGTTTTCTTTCCACCCTTGGCCATGCGCTTGAGAACTTTGTTCTCTTGGCGCACGGTAGGGCGGACCTTCTTCTTTTTCGGTTTTGCGGTTTTTCGCCGCGAGGACGTCTTGCGGGACATGCGATGTACAGCAGAATCAATGGCTGAAACGCCAGCTGCGACCGGGGCTAGCGCGGGGAAAAAGACAGAGGCAGCGTCTGTGGCTATGCTGATACCACTCAACAATGTTTCCCAGAAGTCGGGATTGTCGGCGGCAGGCACGGAAGGGGGAAGGGCTTGCTCCAAAAGTTTGTATGCATCAAGGGCACACTGATCATGTGGAGGAGAGGAATGTGCAAAGGAATACAACAAGTGGTTGAACACTGGTTGCATTTCCCATGCTTTCCATGTTTTGAGGATAAATTGCTGTGCGACTGGACTATTTAAGCCAGCCGACTCGGCTTTTGGGACATCAATTCTGAAAACGATAGTGTCGTAGTCGTTGTCCCAAAAGGGAATAAATCCTCTCCATCGGATTGCCCCAACGTTTCCGGAGGGGTCGACGGGAGCACCTACCATGGTGTAGTCTTTCTCTTCTGATGGAGTCAATGCTGCGGTCTTCGTGGAAGACCAAAACAAGGAATCGTTGCCAATACCATCATGAACATCAGAGAAAGTGAATTCAGCTTCACGGTTCATTGATACTGTATAAGCACCATCACGTACTGCAGTGACGTAAGCGTTTGCATTGGTTGATGGGTCGAATATGATGTTGGTACCAGTTATAGTACCACCGATGGTGGGTGAACTACTAGCGGATGGCGCGGGTGTAATGTCGCCAGACATTGCACCTCTAGGATAGAAGTGACATTTCATTGGGGTGCGATAGGCTGTAATGGAGCCGAACTGTGTGAATGAATTGTTCAAACAAACGAGTTCGGCCGCTAAAGCCATACATCGTGCTGATGAAAGTTGTGTTGTGTTTAACAATGTTGGGCCGACTGTTGCTGAGCTAGTGTTTGCTCCAAGGAACAAGTCGGCTGCGTCAGGATACGGATTGGCATCCTGACTCATAATGGCAGTCGGATTGCCAGAGGAGTCGTATGTTATGACTGGTTGTCCTCCTAGTCCGATCTGCCGGAGCGCATGCTCCGGACCTGGGTATTGACCCAAGGGTGTTGCGGCTAAAAAATATGGGGTACCGCCGCAAGGTGGTACCACTATGAAAGTTGAGACACCAGGCTGGGCCATTATCGTGTTTTGAATGTAATCTTTCTTCACGATTGTGGGCCCAGCATGATTGTCGGGGATTCCTTCTAACAATAGGTTGTTGAAATCGGGGGTGGCTGTTGCGACTTTAAGGAAGTCGCCTCCGTTTTTGGTTAGGGATAAGTTTGACATAAGGTGTTGTTACGCCCCGCTTTCTCCCCCTACTAACTCACCTCTCCACCGATCAGAACCGTAGCTCCCGACTGGAGTTAGGCATAGCCTTTACGGGTATATCTATTCCCGGGGTATTGTTTTCTGTGGGTAAGGGCCGGTAGCTTTCACTAGCGCTTCTCTCTGCCAAACACAAGGACGGTATGTGTGAGGTTTCATCATAGATGAGAAGTGTGTTTACGCACGCACTGCTTAGATGCGATTGTCAGGGCTATGAACCCCGGCTCGGTTTTAAAGAGACTGGCGAGTAATGGCTCGCGTTGCTATATGTATTGTGTGTCTACCACTAGGAAACCTACACAGCATGAAAATTTAATTCTCCCGCGCCCTTAGAGTTAGCTACTCTGTACGTCTCGGGAGAAACCGACGCAATGAAAAATTGCGAAA